CGTGAGTGGAGTCGGCTGGCTAGACCGCGTCGCTAAAGTTGTCAGCGTCCTCGTAAGGACGTCAGACATACCCAAGGAATGGGCGCCGCTAACAAGGGGAGTAATGTCTTCAGTGTTAGTTTTGCGTCGTTCGATGAGGTATCTCAGGCGTTTCGAGAGGGATGACAAGAGAGCGGCCCGTGTCCTCCCGCGGATCCACGCTCGCCAAGAAATATCCCACCGTCCTAATGGGGTCGACCGCGTTATCGACTCCGAAAGACGTATCGCGGTTCCCGTGGATGCATCAGATTACTTCACCGTCAATGAGGTTTCTGGTCGCAAATTCATGGGAACAGTTCGTCCAACCCGATTCATTGAGTCGGGAGTTGGACTTACCTACGTGGGCCGATACGCCGCAAAGGTTGGATGTCGTCCGCTTCCAACCTACGTACCTGATTATGAAGCAGGAGCCCTGCTCCTGGAATGTGGAGCCCCCTCCGCGCTCGTCAACGAGACCATGTTGAAGCAGCGCAAACCGGGAGGGTGGCAAAACAATTGGCCCAATTTTGCCGAATTTGGCCGTCATAAGCAGATTCCCCAGGACGCTGCGAAATACACGAAGGAGGCGTTGTATTACATCGACGAGTTACCATTAGATGGGTCTCTTCGATGGGACATACGGCGCGAAATTCGCAATGTTCGCATTAATGAGAAGGCGTACGCCGGCTTCTTCGGTTCCCGTCAATTCGGAGGGAAGAAGAAACGTGCTTTCATGCGCGGGTACGCCCACGTGATCGAGGTCTATGATCGGATCGTCAAAAGTGACGTCCAATTGTACGCCACGTCAATGTTTGAGATTGGAGGGAGGGATAAGATCGTCAACGATAAGTCCAAGCCTTCTAGAATCGTACTGATGGATGATTTCGTGCCGACGATAATTGGCGCGGCCGTCGTAGCTCAAGTGACGTGGAAATTCGTCGAGGCTAAGAAGAACCCTATATATATGGGTCAGTCGTGGTACAAGTGCGGCTTCTTCAGATTCCTCGATGACATAGATCACGAGTGTACGGTTGAAAATGATTGGAAATTCTATGATTCAACCGTTCCGGCTTATCTGATAAGACAAGCCTTCGCGCTCATTACTGCAGCTTTCCAACCCAAGGGGAGGGAGCAAGAACTTGAAATCTCCAGGATTATGAGCTACTTGTACGCGAATTTCGTACATAGTCTCGTAATCGTCCCAGGGGGATACGTATATCGCAAGAGTAGAGGAATACCATCGGGTTCAGCCTTTACAGCCCTCGTTGGGAGTCTAGTGAATTGGCTAGCTCTCAGAGCCGGATTGTGCACGGTCATGCCCTTGGGAAGGGGACCGGGACAGTCGGGCTCAATCGTCTTGACCGTTTCAGGGGACGACAGCACTTTGTCAGGAAGGAAAAAAGATTCCTTCCAGATGCAGCTTGCACTAGTGAACGCGTGCAAGCTATTCGGGTTGATTCAAAAGCCCGAGCAGCTAAAGGTTACATATCGCGATGAGCGAGTGGAGCTGGACGAGGCGCCGACTTTCCTGGGATACACTTTTCGTAAGGGGTATCCTGAGAGAAACGATGAGAAGATCGTGGAGGCAATCATTCTTCACGAGTACCATTCTCGTCGCGAGATCGATAAATGGTCAAGATACGAGAGAGCTAGAACGACGGTTCAGCTCTCTCCTATGACGATAGGTGAACGCCCGTGGCTCCGGGCGTATGCCGAAAGGACATTACAAGAGGCCGGATGGTTAAAAGAGTTGGCGATAGACACGGTTGAGCGTGATATCGCCAATGCGATCGATTATTATACATGCCCAGTGGCCTGTGAGGAGCTATTCTACTCTGAACAGGACTACATTAACTGGGATAGGATGGCGCGTAAGTCGCAGCCCCTGGTGTTGCCCTTCTCCATTACGGAGGGCGATTATAATAATTGGATCTCGGTGGATCCCTATAAGCCATCCCCTAGCTTCGACGCGGTGCTATCACGTCGGGTAAATCGAAGCAAAAAACAAGGTATAAGTACACTCAAAGGTGTGGATACGCCGGCTAACACGTTACACGTTAGCTAGTACAGTCGTCATGAC